TCTCCTCCTTGCCCTCAGCGAGAGCCCGGATTTCTTCGGCGATACATTCCGTCACGCTTATCAGCCCCGCCCGGATGCGCTGCTCCAGCTCCGGCCCTGCCAGGCGAGCCAGCAGCAGCGTGGGCGCGCTCGGAGGCAACGAGGCCGGAACCAAGAATTTGGAACCTCCGCCCGTCAGAATCCACGCAGGGTTCACGCCTTCGCGGGTCAAAAGGGTCAACAGCCACGCGGCAGGAATCATCATGCGCCGCTTGGCGTCGGAGATGGAACTCTGGCGGATGCCGAGATACGCGGAAAGCTCCGTCTGCGTCTTCATGCCGCAGACGGAGCAGATGCGGGCGTAGGCCGCGTCGAACTCATGCCGCTCCATCGTGGCCTCCTTCCGCCAAACGGCGTTCGATTTCGTCAAGGAACTCCCCGGCGCGAAGGACGCGCTTGAGAGAACCAAAGGTCGGAAGCACCGTGAGGCGGCAGCCGTGCAGCCGATACTTGAACTGCTCCAAGTACGTCTCTGCCTCCTCATAGGAAAAGAAGACGTATTCTATCCGGCTGGTGAGCCGCGTCTCGCCGTCATCGCCTTCCTCTTCGATCCGACGCTCGATAGCGAACAGCGGGTCTTCCGCCAAGGTTATCTCAGTGGCCTCCACACGTTCGGGCCCCTTGCGGCGTTCACGGAGCATCACGAGCAACGACTCGTCCACGGGGAGGGCCGCACCACGCTCCAGCTTGGCGTGTTCGCTCCAGTCCAGCGGCATCATTGCACACCCCCGTCCTGCTTGAGGGCGTCCATTCTTTCAAACAAGTTTTGTATTCCCTTGCTAAAACAATAAAGCATATCAACCCGATTAAGCTCACCCTTTGCAATGAGGCATGTGTGATCACCCTCATCCGTGAAGCCGATCAGGATGGCCGCAAAACCATTCATGTTTTTCTGATTGGCAAACTTCCGCAACGCTTCGTCGATGTGTTCGATATCCGACTGGTTGATGACGCTCATGCTTCCTCTCCTTCGGTTCCGGTGACTTCAACGAAAATGGCCTTTTTCTGGCGGATGAACGATTCGGGGATGTAGTCCTCATGACGGGCGGCGCAGGTCGGGCACGTCCAAGTGAGCTTGATCACCCTCTGTCCCTCCTCAACCCACTGGCTCGTCTCAAGATGGCCGATGTATTGGGCTTCGTTTTTTGCCAGAAACCGTTCGAGCGTCACAAGTTCCCCTTTCCTGAGCAACGAGGGCTGATCATGCTTCTCCCAACGGCGGTGCCTTATCGGGCAGTCTTCCTTCATCAAAAGGGTTTTGCCGGGCCAGTCCTTCTTATACTTCGGGATGGCGCGTTCGCGGATTTTCCGGCTCATACGTCCTCCAACTCGTCTTCCCGGACGACGATTTCGAGGCCGGAAGTAAGTTCCACGCAATACCCGTCGCCTTCGTAGCCGATGATCGTCACCCACGAGTAACCGCGATAGGGAGTCACGAGGCGGGCGCTGTCTCCGATGACGTACCTCATGCCGCAACCCTCCCCATGAGATCCTTCATGCGTCCCCCATGCGGGAAAAGAGCCCTGAGCAGCGACAGCAGCGCCGCAAGCTCACCCTTCGTCGCGCAGCGCAGGACGATACCGTTGCCGCGATTGACAAGCCTTGCCTTGCCCGTGTAGATTTCATTTCTATCCATTTGAGCAGTCCTCACTGGATGTTTGCCCTCGGCGTTGTTCCCGCAACTCCGGGGGCGTTCTTTTACGCCCTGCCCCGATCTCGGGCCTCCGCCTCGTCGATCTGGAGCAGCAGGGCCAAAATGTCGCCCACGGCACTGTAGCCGAGCCGGGCGAGTTCCCTTCTTTCCTCGCTGGTGATGATGTTGTCCTCCAGCGCCTTCGCCGTGCCGACCATCATGTCCCCGAACGACTTCACCGAGGCCATGCACTGGCCATGCACCGGATGCGCTGCGTCCGACACCGGGAGGAAGTCGACGTACACCCCGCCGAGGGCGCGGGCCATCTCGTGCAGCGGCTCCGTGGAGCCCGCCAGCCGCATGAGCGGTATCAACAGATTCACGTCGAACTTGTGCGTGTCCCGCAGGGGCGAAAGCTCGGACATCAGCGTGTTGTACGGACGCCCGAGCCGATAGGCGATCTGTTCCGCCGACAGCCCTGACGGGGCGTGCTTGGCAAGCCGCTGGCAGACTGCCCCGATGTTCGGAGTGCCTTCTTTCATGCCAAACTCTCCTTTCCGTTTGCGTGATTCCGGCGGGATGCCGGGTTAAACTTGTTTAGTCTCAGGAGACATGACTCGCCTCTTGATGGGGTTCCATCAGACCGGGGAATCGAGGTTCCTTCGGACGCGGGCCACGGGGAATATCAAGCGGAATAGGAAGAAGTTCTTCGGGAAATCCAAGCGCACGGAGCTGATTATAACGCTCCACAGGGATAGTCTCCCTCGCAATGAGCATACGCGGCCCAGTATCACTCTTCATGCCCAGTTGTGTTGCCAGCGCAGGAAACGTGATGTTGTGTTCCTGCATCCATTCCCGGCAGCGTACAGCTCTTGGTACAGTCATTGTCGTTGCCCCCTTAATTTTGTTTTGGTATTGGTTGCTGTAGTTTGTTGCTGTAGTTTGTTGCTGATATAAATATTTTATAAACTAAATTTATTTAATTTGCAAACTAAAAATATTCACATGGCAAAAGATTTTTCACATCTATATAAAATAATTTATGATTATTTTTTAAAGCACCCAGATTCATCTACTCTTGGTACTTCACGAAGAGCTTTTGCCAAATGGCTAGATGTTTCGACAGGCAAAGCACAAGCATGGGAAGATAAAGGACAATGGCCTAGTGCCGAAGACTTGGAAACACTCCATAAAAAAATGGGGTTTTCATACCGATGGCTCGTTACGGGGGAAGGAGAGCCTTTTGATGAAACGGAATCATCTCCCCCAAGTCCGCCTGTGCGCAAACCTGCACCAATCGTAGACACTCGCATGGATGAGCTAGAACGCGAAAAAACGGAGCTAACCCAAAAGCTCCTTACACTCCACGAAGAACTGGCAAACAGCCAAAAGCAGGTGATCTCGCTACAACAGGAAAACAAACGCTTGGCCGAGTCCGTGAGCGCCGTGGTGACGCCCACCGAGACTCGCCGGGACAATCCTCAACATGCCACCTCGGACAGACCTGCGAGTGGTGTTACCGACTGTGGCATGTAGGGCCGTATCAATGAGGGGGATAAAAATGGTAAAGCGAACCACTGGGCACATTTTCCTTGCCTTTTGTCTTCTGCTTGGCGCATTCCAAGCGGCCTACGCAATGACAGATACAGAGGCAAGAGAGGAAGGAACCAAACTTTTTCAACAAATTGAATCATTCAAAGACTCTCCTGTATTCAAAAAGCACGGTTTTAATAAAGCAAAGGGGAATCCCGGCCCAGAGTGGCTACTCAAAGTCCAAAAACTGAAAGATGAAACTGCCGATGTCGAAATGGGGCTCGGGTTTGCCATTATGTTCCTTGAAGATCTTGGCAAGGCGTATGCATCTGGAAATATTCAAGAAATAAAGACTTATAGAAGAAGTATCGAATCAGAACTCGGCGGCGGTACGTCTCAGGAAGCCAAGGTAGAAAATCCCATAGGGCACCCTCTAGCCATCAATGTTCTTGCATATAAGGAAGATGAACGTAACGGGCGCAACCGCCTGAATATCACTATTATCCCCGCCGAAGACCAAAGCAAGGCGACTCAGGCCGATCTTGCAGCCACTGCCGTAGCGGTGGCTACGCAAGCACAAAAAGAATCTAAAGCTCATATCGTCACCGTGACCATGAATTGCCAGAAGGCCGCAAACTCTTTTGGAGAATTGCAACTTGCTCGTGTGGTTTATATTCCTGACGGACTTGGCATGAACGGAAAAACGGAAGGCAAGATATGGGAATCGATTGATGCGGCCCCGCGCGGCTTTACCAAACAGGAACTCAACTACCTGCAATTGTGGGCCGAAATGCGAGACCAATTCAAAAGTAAAAACGGTGAAGTGGACGAGAAAAAACTCAAGGCTGCTGTCGCTAAAAAAATGAACATAAAGCCCGACAGCCTTACTCCGCACATGAATATGCGTGAACCCGTTAAAGGTGAACTCAATATCGAAGGCGAACTCAAAATCATCAAAAATAATTAGAATGATATTCTATTGCAACATATCCATTTATCAACTCCTTAACAATCATGGAGTTCAGAGCATATGAATATTGATGATAAATCCTTAAGTATTGACGATATAAAGAGAAAGAGGGATAGAGCTATTGCGAACCTTATACGGGAAAAAGAATCAAAATTACGCCAACAATATAATATAAAATCGATCATGATATTTATTATTATCATGTCTATTGGAATAGTTTCCAATGACACCGCAATTATAATACTTTCAGGAGCAGTTATCTCATTTGCATTTTGGCGCTATGCAATCAAAAGATTAGATAATGATTTGTACGTATATTGGCTGTCTGATGAAATAAAACTTATTCAGAATTTATATGCGCAGCAAATAGAAGCTATGGGTGGAGATTTAAATGCTCCATATGAAGAAGATCCAAATGACAAAATTTATTTTCACTATTACTAATTGATAAAAATATCAATATTATTGGTTCGTACTCAAAAGTGAGAGGATGAAGAACGACCCTCTGCTTAAAAATCCAATTTTGAAACAAAAGCCCCTATGAACATCCGGGGCTTTTCTTCATTTCCGCTTCTGCCGCCACTTCCACGGCGGGGTCGGGTTCTTTCGGGACCAGAGGCCCCGCCGCGCTTCTTTGGCGTCCTGCTCCAGCTTCTTCCAGCCGTTGCAGAAAGGGGCGTTGCAGAAGGCCGGATACGCCCACGCCTGCCCCGCTTCCAGCATGTCGGCATTGAGCACCCTGTCCGTGGCCACCAGCGCGACCATGCGACCGTATTTGTCGGTGCTCATCTTGATCACCTCAACGCCCTGCCCCGGCCGCACGAGCGACAGGAGGTGATCGCGGGACTGCTGGCCGCCCATCTGCTCCAGCTCCGGGGCGTCTATGCCGTAGAGCCGAAGTTTCATCGGAACGCGGACGTCGTTCATCGGCGCCACGGTCATCGTGTCGCCGTCATGCACGTCCAGCACGGTGGCCGACCACGCATGGGCCGAAAGCGGGAACGCAAGGGCCACGATCAAAGGCATCACGCGAAACATCGTTATTTCTCCAAAGGCAAACGGTATGATACAGAGTGCGTTATAGTTTATTGCTTTTCACGAGAAAAAAATGGTACAAAAGAGACAGGTATCAATTAACGTGCATCTCACAAGCGGGGGAACTATGGAACTCTATGATCTCTTTAAAGAAACACTAGAGAGTTTGAGCATCGACAACAGCTTTATAACCCCGGATACCCTGTCGGTAGAGATCTCTCTTGAGGGAAAACAACCTATCATCATGGAAAAAATGCCTGATGTGGATCTGATTGCCTTTACGGGCATTCTCTGCCGTTATCCCGACAAGGAGACGCTCTATCCCCTTTTTGAGCTTTTGCTCAACGTACATGCCTACGGCGTCGCTACACAAGGCTGTTTCTTTGCCGCCAACAGCGAAACAAGCCAGATCATTTTTCACTCCCTAGTCACCTCCGAGACAATGACGCCCGAACAATTAGCCGAAATCGCTCGAAACTTCTCAGCGTCCTTCACTCTCTGGCATGAGGCGTATCGCTCTGGGGAAATTGAAAACATGTTGCCGAAAAATCAGGACATGGATGTGCCTTATACCACTTCCATGATTCGCGCCTGATAAGCGGAGGTAAACATATGTCTCAGGGTATACGTTCTACAGAGGCATCACAAAGGTTGCAGCCAACCGACACACAACCTTTAATTGCACAACAAGGCGGGACGGCGAAGAAATCTTTCTCCATAATGGGAATGGTTCAAAGCGCCCTCCGTTATATCCCCTCAGCCATTTCCGGTCCTGTGGGCGGCCTCGCCGCCGCCAAATTTACGGCAAGCTCTCTTTTGAAGGGTACCGGCATTGGTGCAGCTTGCTCCCTGTTTCTTACAGGGGCAGATCTTCTGGGAATAAAAGGGCCAACCAATCTTATCAACAACACCTTCAAAAAGTTGTACAGATTGCCCGCCCAGCTTGCCTACAGGCTGGAAACAGCCGATTCTCTGAATGCTGTAACACTACTAGCTCCTGCTACGCTAACAAAGGCGCAAGACGCACTGCCACCCTCTCTCAAGAATCTTCTTGAAAAACTGCCGGAAGGTGGCCGAAAAAAATTATACACGGCCATGCTCTACGGTGCTCACGTTACAATCGAAGGCAATCATAACCTTCAACTGTCAACTTGGGATGGTATCCGCCGATCTTCAAGCCACTACCCGGGAGCGGGTCAGCAATACGGCAAGGACCTTACCAAGGCTGACAATGGTTTCGACGGCCATCTCCTCTTCGGCCCTACAAGTACACCCGACAAAGTGTTTGTACAATTTGAAGGACATGGAACTGGAGGCGTTAAAAATTTCATAGGACATATGACGGATTACTTCGCCCATCTGTCCATGAAGCCGGCAGAAGGGTGGTTTTCTCAAAATGAAGTCGTCCAAGTCGGCCCTCTCGGTTGCATCGGCTTTTCCGAAAAAAACGGGTCGGAAATCAAAATTATTGTGGACAAAGACGGAACCCCCACTATTCAACCGTGACCGCATTGCCAGATTAATCCAGCACTAGACAAAGGGGAGGCTTTCGCCTCCCCTTGTTGGATAGTCCCTCCTATCCTTTGACACCTTTCCACGGCAGCCAAAAGCCGACCGTGCCCTCCACCCGCACCTAAGCGCCGTGCCCGCCTAGACTCTAGGGTTTCATCGGGGCTGATTGTCAATGAACCGAACTGACGCTTCATCATCAGCAACTCCGATATAGATTTATTTTAAATCTTATGTCAAGAAAAAATAGATTTATTTTAAATCAATCAACTAAAATAAAAAGGCCGTAAATTACGGCCTTTGTCATGCACGTCCGCAAAAATTAAATTCGGGTTTCCTCAAAACGATCCAATGCTTTACCCAAGACTCTGACAGGATCAAGCTCCAATGCCTTGGACAGGGCTATGAACTCACCAACCTTGAGGCTGCGCGGTTTTCCATTCCCCTGCCTCTGTGTAAGGGTTTGTACCTTCATTCGGGCGTTTGAAGCTCCGGGAAATACCCGCTTGCCCAATTCTTCCGCCGACAGGCCCAACGCCTTGCGCCGTTCCGCCAGCACCTCAACTATGGCCTGCTCTATCATGCGTTGCAGCTCCTCGGTCATGGCTACCTCCATCGAGTAGCCATAGCAGGAAAATCAATCTTTTTCCTCGTCTTAAAATACAGCTTCATTATGATTTAATTTTTGTCTTTCTGTTTGTCAAATGCAAAACAGATCTGACTTTTGGCACCAAAGAACGAAGCCCCCGGACAAACATCCGGGGGCTTCGTTCTTTGCCCTCTATCAGCGCATCAACCCGTTACATATACGCCTGTGCAGCCTTGGCGATGAGCGCCGAACGTGTCATCCCCCGGGCGCTGGCCTTGCGGTCCAGCCCCTCCAGCACGCACTTGGGGAGGCTGATGTTGATGCGCACCGGGGTCATATCCATATCGGGCGCGCCGAAAAGCTGGAACAGCGGGGGCCGGGAAGCGTCCACTGTTTCGTCCTCAAGCTCCTTCTGCGCCACGGCCTGTACCTGTTCCAGCGTCGAAGGCGCGGGAAGCTCGCGGCGGGCCTTCGCGTATTCCTCGACGGTGATGGAAAGGGCGTCCTGCGCCATGACCATGCACTCGTCAACCGTTTCCCCCTCCGACGCGATTTCAGGGAAGTCCGGGAAGAAGATGGCGTATCCACCCTCGCGCACGGGGAGGAAAATGGAGAAGTAGTAAGTCATATATGCCCTCCTGCGGGGAGGATTCCCTCCCCGCGCTTTTGGGTTATCTCAGCTTGACGCCCGTTTGCTTTTCGATTTCCTTCACGGTTCGTTCGGGGATTTCCGTGTGTCTGCCGACTGCGGATACATACCGCCCATTCTTGTCGTAGACCCGTGTGTGGTTGCCGCCCTCCTGAACCGTAAATCCTGCCTCTGCCAGCTTTTTCAGGATGTCCTTTCGTTTCATGGCCCCTTCCTGTTACAAAGAATATACACATTTTACTACACATTGTAAACAGTTTTTGTGTATAAAATTACACAAAAAATCAAGTCATATGGGTTTTCCGATAATCCGCAAAAGCCTTCTTCCCGGCTTCGGCTACGTCGAGGATGCCTGCAGCGATGTACGCCTCGGCAAGCCACGGGGCTTCCTCCGCTTCCGAGCGTACACGTCCGATGATTCCTATACAGCAGTCGCGCATGGCTTCCAGCGCGGCTTCGCGGGCTTCACTTTCCGCGTTGTTGATCTCCGGGACCAGTATGATGAAGACGGATATGGCCTTTTCGCAGAACGCTTCGGTGAACTGTTCCATAGCTGACATGACTTGGCTCCTTTGGGCGGATGGTCCGGGCCCCCGGTGGCACGGGGGCCGTCAGAGGTGACTAGTACGCCTTGCGCGCGGTGGCACGCCCGCTGCTGTCCCGAGTACGGAGAAGGCTGTCATACTTTCCACGAGAACAGGTAGTTCCGGTGATGCCGGTAAGCCGGGCATACCGCTTGGCAGCACGGTTGAGGTAATCAAGCAACATTTCATTAACGTCCGACTTGTCATCAAAGATGGCCTTGCGGAGCCTCCGCATGTTCGCGCCCATCTTCGCATATCCACCATCCAAAATCATATCCAGCACTCTCTGAGCTTCATCCATGTCCTTTTTGGCTGCTTGAGGCCAGCGTTCGTCAAACTCGGCAAGAAGCTCGGAAACGGGGAGGCTGTTGTAAGCGATGTCGGTGTGCATGGGATTCTCCTTTTTAAGTAAGTTATTGAAATCGCATGAATTATTAGTACCATAGTACCCTCGGTTGTAAAGAAAAAAAGCCAGTTTTTTCAATAAAATACATAAAAAAGCCCCACCTTTCGGCGGGGCTTCTCGCTATCCTCTGCACATCTTTCGCCATCTGGCAGCGTGCTCTCTTCCAAAGCTCCCTTCGGGGTAAAGCTCCTCAACGGGGGAAAGCCGATCCAGGATGTGCGGAGGGCACGAGCGGGCAAAGGGGCCAAGGCCCTCCTCGATTATCGTGTAGCGGAACCTGCTCGGAGACTCGCTGTAGAGCGCCACCATACCTACGGTCTTTCCTTCCCATTCGCCCGATGCATAGCGGATGGCGAGGTAGACGGCCTCCTCTCCCCTGTTCCGGGAAGCATCCTCGACGACGAATCCGGGGCCAAGCTCGTGGGCAAAAAACGCCTTGTCGTCCTCGCCCGGCTTCCGGTGCAGCTCTATCCAGCCCATGCTACTTCGCCTCCTTCGGTTCCCATTCCAGTTCGTAGGGAGGGTATACAAGTGAGAGCTTCCTCACTTTCCACCCGGCGCGGTCGAAGTCTTCCGCCGCCAGATAGTACCCATTCCCCATGCTGTACTTTTCCCGGTGCTCATAGTCCTTCGGCCCGGTCGCAAGATCAGCCGTGGGCGGGAACAAGGCCGCAGCCTTCCGCATCTCCACGAAGCCATCCCGATCCGTACTCGACCATGCGAGGAACACCCGGCGCGTTTGATAACTCCCGTAGTAGTCGCTCATAGGGTCGTTATCGCTCTCGCGCAGCTCGGCCACGACGACCGCCTTGGCCCACTCCGGTTTCCGCGCCGTAAACTCGGCCCGTGCCTTCTCCTCTTTCCGGCGTCTGGCTACAAACTCGGCCTCGGCAAGCTGCTTCAATGCCGCGTCAAGGGCGTCACACTCCTCAATGATTGTGGCCAGCGCCCCCGGAGACACTTTTTCGTAGTCGGGGTTCGAGAAGGCCCAACTCCAATGCCCCAAACTGATGGAACGCCCCGCCCGCACAAAGTAGTCTGTCCGGCCTGCATATTTGCCTTCTCCGTCATACATGATCAGACGGACATGGTTTTGAGTCCCGGAACGGGCCGGAGTGACGCTTTCAACTATCGCCGTCTCGCGTCCGTTGACCAGCCACCGTCCCACGGGATTGCCGGGATCGCGCACCATTGGAGGCGATACGCGGACGCCGATGCCGACATACCGGGCATAGCTGTAACCTTCAGGATCGACCGCCAGCGGCTCACGTCCGGGGGCTGTCACAAGGATGACGCCAAGAAACAGCTTGGCGAGCCAGTCCGCCTTCTCCTCATCAGACTGGAACTGAAAAAAACGGTTGGGCTTATACGGGCTGTCGCTGTCCGAACCGCCGTACTCGCTGAATCCCGGTCTGGAGTGCATCAAAGAAATGGAAAAGGCATCGTACTCCTCGGCGCTCATCTCAAGCACCTTCTCGATGCGGCACTGGCTCCAGTCCCAACCACCGACCCTCGAACACTCCTTGTAGTATTCTGAGAGCATGTTGTTCTTGTTCAGTTTTACGAATTTGGCCCACACGCGCTGGCCAATGCGGAACGACTGGCGGAAAGAGATGGCTGACATGACTTGGCTCCTTTTTGGGGGTTAAGGTTTGGCCCCCGGTGGCACGGGGGCCGTTTCAGTTAGGCAGCGCTTTCGAGTAGGTTCAGCGCGTCGTAAATGTCGCGGGCCTCATGGCTGTCCAACAGCTCCATCATAAAGTCGGTGAAAACCGGATGGCTCTCGGCCATCGCTTGAGAGAACTCGCCGTCGATCCACTGTTTTCCGGCAAAAACAATGAAGTTTTCTTCAATCTGACGCTGATGGGCAATGTCCATGAGTTCGACTGCGAGACGGATAGCTTGGCGGGTCATAGTTGGCTCCTTTTTTGGGGTGAGGTTCTGGCCCCCGGTGGGCGGGGCCGTTTCGGTTACTCGGCTTCGGTCTGGAAGGTTTCGCACTCGTTCAGTACGTCGAACACGACGTCTTCAATGGAAGAAGAAAGGCTGCTGACGGTTTCGCTCATTGCTCCGCCGCGCAGGGCGTCCTGCATGTTTTCAAAGTGGGCGTCGAAGTCGTCGGGGTTGCACCCGCAGCCAATGAACTGGTCAAGAGCGATGTAGCGGATGAAGGCGGCGCGGAGGGAATCACGTTCGGCGATGAGGGTAGCGTTGTTCATGTTGTCTTCCTTTGGGTTAAATTGTTTAAGTTGTTGAAATCGCATGAATTATTAGTACCATAGTACTCTCGGTTGTAAAGAGAAAAAGCCTGTTTTTTCAATAAAATACATAAAAAAAAGCCCCGCGTTTCGGCGGGGCCTTCGGTCAGGCGGAAAGCGGGAGGCCGTACTGGTCGGCCCGCCTGTTCCGGGCGCGAGCCTCCCGCTCCCGTGCCTTCACATCGTCCGGGAGCCAGTTCTTGCCGCGCGCGGCGGTCAGGTTGAACTGTTCCCAAAGCTCCTTATCCTTGAAGTACATATGCAGCGTCCCCTTTTTGTAGCAGCGCATCTCAAAGTAGGTGCTCTCGAACAGGACGCCTGAGAAGTCGGGACCGTATTCCTTGAAATGCTCCTCTAAGGCGCATACAGCCGTGCGCGGCACGGATTCCAGCTTTTTGCCTTCGAGAAAAGCCAGCGCCCGGTCTATGTCGTTCAAATTCTGTCGGGTATCGCCGTAAGTCAGATGCCCGTCTCCACCGTACCATACGTCAACAATGCGAGGAAGGACGACACGCCGGTTCACGCGCCACGCATCGTTCGTCTTCCATCCCTCAATGTGGATGCGGTTCTCGTCATAGTACCGGGTCATGAGGTCAAATGCCTCGACCACGCATTGCTGCAATATTGTCCCACGGTTCAGGAAAATGGATTCAACGAGCGCGTAGACATTCTCTTCGGAAAACGCCATGTGCTCGTTGCTCTCCAAGAGCCTGTCGAGTTCCTTTTGGACACCGTGGGACGCCAAATTCCGTACATCGGTCAGACGCAAGACCTCCCGCCATGCACTCCTTTTCAGGGATCGTACGAAACGGTTGTACGCCAACTCCTGCGCCCTGCGGGTCGGCTTTTGCCGCATCAACTCCTTGAGCGATGCCCCGACCGTTTCCCCGCCGTCCGTGCCGAGCGGCTCGGCGTAGTGGGCAAGCTCCTGCGCCAGATGCGCGATCTGGACGAACAGCTCACGGCAACGCCCGTACTGCGCCACGAGGTTCCCAACAGTGTCCCGCGTCGCAACCTCACTCTCGAACCGGGAGCCGTCGCTGAAAACGGCGGCGTCCTCTTCGCCAAAGCCGACATCAAAGGAAAATTCCGGCTCCTCCCGTTTCTTGTGCAGATGAACCATCGAAACGCACACCTGCGCACTTCGGAAGGCATCCTTGGCAAAGCAACTGCCGAGGTGTTCAACCTCTCCGTGCTGTTCGATGATCGTGGCCAACAGTTTCCTATTCTCCGTGCAGGGGTTCAGAAGCGTCTGCTCGTTGAGCAGGCACACGATGTCCCCATGGTCGAGGATTTCCCACGCATGGAGCAAATGCGCTTCGCCATTGGCGAACGGCGGGTTCATGATGATCAGGTCATACTTCTCGTCCGGCCAGAACGTGAGGAAGTCCGTACCGACCAGCGGATAGCCCTTGCCCCGGATCGCGGCCTGCAACTCCGGCTCGATCTCGATGCAGTGCACCACCTCACGGCAGCGGTTGTAATACCGATCCAGCTTTCCCACGGCGGCATCGGCAAGGTCGCCCTTCCCTGCCGAGGGTTCGAGGATCGAGCGTTCGTAGAGCTTGCCCACCTTGGCAAGCATCTTCTCCGCCACTTCGGGCGGCGTGGGATAAAACGAAGCGTTGTACATGCTTGGCTCCTTTTATGTAAATTACTTGAATTACTTGATAAAAAGATACCATGCAGGCCTCGTTTGTCAACAAATATATAATTTTTTCAATATGTTATATAAAAATTCCCCGGTTATCCCAAAGGGATTTCCGGGGAAGCACGACGAAGAGCAAACAAGACTCAAACGGGATAGGCGATCTCTATCCGCTCCAGATCCTCACGGCTGGCCGCGCCGTCAACAAGCGCGAACAGCTCGTCACGCCGGGCGCTCAGGATGCTTTGCACGTATTCAAGCCCGGCGGCGTCACCAGCGGCAAGGAGAGCCGCCTCCGTCGCCACTTCCACGGCGGAAGGGTTTGCCGCGGGCATGGTCAGGGTTGCCGTCAGCGCCGCCGTATAGCCCGCGGCAACCTCACGCCGCTTGTCGTCACGGTACTCGGAGAGCGGACGTTCGGGCTTCGTCAAAAGCGCACCATCGGGAAGCGGGCCAAGCTCCTCCGTATACCGGGGCTCGGAACGCCACGTGTCGCCGGGAAGCCAGTACTGCGTCCCGCCTTCCTTGCGACCACGCTCGTCCATGTGCTGGCGGTGGTCTTCCACCGTCTCCCATGCATCCCCGGTCCAGCGGGCGACATGGCCGGAGGGGATGGATGCGGGCAAAGCAACGGGCGTCGCGCCAGTCGCCTCAAGAATATACTCGCCATTCGGACGCTGAGTGGCATCACGGCTGCCAGTGTATTCGCCAGTCTTCAAATCATACATATGAAGTTGAGGAATGGTCATAACTATCTCCTATGGTTAATGGTTTTTTATTGATAAAAGTCTTTCCGAGCTTGGACGGGGTTAACATCAGAAAAGGTCGGGAGCTGGCAGACTGATACAGGGCGGGCGCTTACGGGTAAAATTGACCTTGATATATGCTCGTATGTCTGGGAGTCCTCAGGAGTTCTGAGCGGGCTAGGTGCGTCTGACGGTATAAATCCACAACAGGGGGCGATGAACGGCCAGCAGACCGCGTTTGATTTTGATGCCTCCCGATCTTGGGGAGATACGCATACCGGCACTGAATTTGCGCCTGCGCATGTGTACATACCCGTAATTGTCTATCTTGGTGTACCTTCATGACTTTTTTCCACAAGTGCAGCCTTTCCGAGCTTGGGTGGGTGGCAGTACCGCCGGGGCAACAAACCCGGCGGGCTTGCCTGCGGTAACAGGTTGTTTTTTTACGGGGTTAACATCAGAAAAGGTCGGGAGCTGGCAGACTGATACAGGGCGGGCGCTTTGGTGTGGGTGAGGCTTCATGGACAAGAGGTGCTGGTGGTGAGCCAGCCACCACCAATAGCGCAGGAGCATTTCGAGTGACACTCGCTGGCTCGACGACGACTAATGCGGTGAGCGGCGCAGGAGATGTAAGGTTGGATTTTGATGCTTCATGGTCAAATCCAATCTACGGAGCATCTCCTACGGTCATGCCAGCTTCGGTTGACCTCCCGGTCTGCCTGTATCTCGGCCTCCGCGCTTAGGCCGGGAGGCCAATATACAAGGCCACGGGTAACGCAACGTTGGCCGGACGATTTTCATTAGCGGTCGAGACTACACGGGAGGCGTCGAGGAAGGGGAAACCAGCAGTATAGCCTCCCTCTGGATAGCTACGCGTTCCGGTTGTACTCCCAATATAAAAAGCGCCATCAAAAAGCTCCGTGTGGATTGTTTCGCCCAGCTTACCGGCGATGTTGCGGATCGCGTCCTCCTGCGCTGAACCCGCTGTACGGCTTCCCCCCGTCCACCCTCGGAAAGGCGCAGTCCGTCACAAAAACTCAAGCAGGGAGGCCAAGATAGATGATGGAAGGTTGAGCGATATTTACAGGTCGTGTTTCCAATGCCTGACGCTGGTTAATATAGTATCTACGGTGAACGACTGGTGTACCAATGTCTGTCATGTATACTATAATACTGTCTGCGTAGCCGGTATCATGCAGAGAGACATTCCCTTCTAGTGTAACTGTAGCAGGATAGTTATCCCCATAGCCTCCCATCGGCTCGCAATATATGGAGGTTATTCCCGTTTCAACAGCATCCTGTTGCCAGCTTCCCGCTTCCCGGCCCGCCCCAGGCGTCCACCCTCGGAAAAACTGTTCGCTTAGGTTAGGAACGTATAATCCCGTAGGGTTAGCAGCATTTGGTCGCCATTTTCCGAGGTTAGCTGCGATGGTGGCGGAGTTCGCGTTATACGCCAGCAACATCCCTGCGAACCCTCCGGCATCGTATATCTTTTTCAGTTCGGGCCAGTCTGCGAACAGCGCGAGGTCGCCGTTCGCCCAGACGTGCCCGGCGGGCAGGGTCGTGGAGCGCCAGTAGCGCGGAACGCCGATCATGGAGAGCCGAAGGGCCTCGCAGTAGTCGAGAGCTTTCTTGTCGGCTGCGGAAAGAAGGCCGTTCTTTGCTTGAGTAGCAACGGCGTATGTCGTATTGGTGTCAATATCGCCTATGAGTTGAAAGTACGTACCATCATAGATGAAATCATATGTCCTGTTTGCGGCAAGGTATCCCGCAGCAATCGCGGCATTTCTGTACCGGATGGCCTTGGCTCCGGTTGCATTGACGTTGAGTGTCGGGTTGGCTGCCGTATTCGTGACCGTGAAGCGCACCGCGATGCGTGCCCCTGTTGCGAGAACAAAGCCCGTACAGTTGACCGCCTTAGCCTCTGTTTCCGCCGCTGTGGAACAGGTTCCATAGTGTATGATGTTCGCTGAACCGTTGAAGCTGACGCCGTCAATCGTCCGGGCGGTAGACAGCTTCGTCGCCGTGCCAGCGTTCCCAGTGATCGTGGTCTGCGCAGGATGCATATGATCGCCCCGTGCAAACGTGCTTTTCTCCGTACCTACAGCGGCGGTTCCGGCGGCCTTTGGCGTTGTTTGGGAGGCTTTGGCATGGCCCAACACGGTATCCGTAGCCTCCACGCTTGTATGCGAAGCAGGGGCCGCGCCGATGTCCGCAGGAGTGAGCGCGTCCGTGCCCCCAGTCCTGTGTGTGGTCTTGTGTGCCGTAGGCGTCCGGGCATTGCTCAGACGGGCGTCGTTCCCTTGGCACGCTGTGCCCGCAGCCGTGCCATAGCTGACCGTCAGGGTTCGATCCGCTTCGAGAGTGCCTCCCCCAGTGAGGCCCGTGCCCGGCTTGATCTGAATCGTCTTGTCCGCGGCCCCGATGTCCGCTGGCGTGATGGCGTCCGAACCTCCGGTCTGGTGCGTAGCCTTGTGCGGCTTTGGCGTCCGAGCGTCGGCAAGGCGCACGTCATTGCCCTGACACGCCGTGCCCGCCGTGTTGCCGTACTTGACGGTCAGCGTCCGGTCGGCTTCGAGAGTGCCGCCGCCCGTGAGCCCCGTCCCGGCCTTGATCTGCACGCTCTTGCGGGCCAGCGTCTCGTGCGCCCCGCCGTCCTTGTTGTGCGCGTCGAGCTTGCGGTCGACGTACTCCCGCGTCGCCAGCACCTGCGCCGGGTCGATCTCGATGGAAACCGTGGCCGCATCGAGGACGCGGATGATGAGCCGCACAAGCAGGTCCGTTGCCGCGCCGGAACTGATGTCCGGCTTCTCGGTCAGCGGCGTGTTGCCCACGGCGAACAGCGTCCCGTCATCCATCCACAGTCCCACTTCGCGGATGTACCAGCCGCCCTCGGCTTGCGGGATGAACAGCTCGGCGGTGAACAGATCCGGGGTGGCCGGATCAAGCACGATGTCATTGATCTGGGCGC